TATAAGAGACAGGCCATTACCCATACACCCCTTCCGCTGCAACTTCCATAGTTTCATATACCTTTTCTTCAAGGTAAGAAACAACACCATCTAAATCCATATTGGAAGCAATATGATTTTCATTATTCATTTCAATAGTAATTTCAGCAGTGGTGAACCTATTAATTACTTCTTGTTCAGCTATATCCCTTAAATATTTCAATTCTTCTTCAGTTGCATCCATTGAATCTTTCATGGCTGCTGTATTAAATGCTGTATCATCAACACCACTATAAATACTATCAAGTTGATTTCCAAGTTCATAAGCATCCAATGTTCTTGAAGCATCACCAAGGATTTTTCCAAGGTCAAATTTGCTTTCAAAGTTTTCACCAGCTTTATAACCCATTTCCCAGGCTTTACCGTATTCAAACCTGTCTAAATATAATGAACTGGTGTCCAACCTTGGAATTTGTATTTTAGCTTCACCAACCAGGTCATCAACTGCACCTTTAAGTCCACTTCTCCAACCGCTAACAGCTTCAGCAAGATTGGAACCAAATATGGCATCAATGGCTTTAGCAATACCCTGTAAAATACCAAGAACAGCATCAGCCATCCCAGCAAATAACCTTACTATGGAACCTATTGGGTCAACAAATACATTTGCTAAAAATTCAGCTACCGTTGCAATAACATCCCAAATGGAAGCAGCAACATCAACAATTAAGTTCCACAATCCAACAAATAAGTTTCCTATAAATGCAAGTGCTGTCATAAAAGCCCCCGCAATAATTCCTGTTGCTGATACACTTGTACCTGCAAATTTATTTACTGCCGCAACCGCTGCATAAAACAAAGCTATTAAAGCAATGATTAAAAGTATAATCCAAGTCAAAGGACAAGCATATAAAGCTGCATTAAGTCCATGCTGGGCTACCGTTGCAGTAAAAGTTGCACCTGCCTGCATCATCTGACTTGCTGCTGCAATTTTAGCCTGTATTCCTTGAATAGCAAGTATTGCATTGGTAATAAGGGCAACTGCATTATAAGCTATGAAAGCACTCACAATTCCCCAAACAATAGGTTCAAGCCATGACCAATTATCAGAAATTACACCAGCAATTGAAGTTATGATGTCAAATAGTTCCGCTGCCACCGTTGCAAGAATGACTATTCCATTGATAAGATTATTTATTAAAATATTAAATCGTTCACTATTTCCAATTTCATTCATTCTTTGCAATACTGGTTGAAAAGCCATTTCAGCTTCATTCTTTATCATTGTCCAAATTTGGGCAAAGGTCATTGGCATACTTTCAAATTGCTGATTAATTTCTTCTGTTGCACTTAATACTGCATTTTTCACAATATCAGCAGTAATTTGACCTTCCGCTGCCATATTACGAATTTGACCAATAGGAACATCCAAGTAATCAGCAATAGTTTGAATAATATTAGGTGCTGCTTCAAACACTGCATTAAGTTCTTCCCCACGAAGAACACCTGAACCTAAAGCCTGTGTCAATTGTAAGCTTGCAGAAGCCATTTCCTGTTGTGAAGCACCAGCAACTACAAACATTTTATTCAAGTTTTCAACAAATGCAATTGTTTCAGCATTAGAAGCAAAAGCATCCCCAGCCCTTAATCCAAGCTTTGCAACAATATCAGCAGTATCAGTATAAGAAGCTCTTGACCTTTGAGCAGATTGGAATATCATATTTTGAAGCTGTTCAGTGCTTTGAAGTCCATCATTTATCATATTAAGTCTTGCTGATGTTTGGGTTATTTCATCTGATAAGCCAATAATTTGCTTTGCACCTAAAACAGCACCAACAGTTGCAGCAATCTTCATAAATTTATTATGAAGTCCACTTGCAGCAGCTTGACCATTCCTAATATCATTATTGAACTGTTGCTGTGCCTGGTTTGCTTGTCTAATTTCCCGTTCAACTTCATCAAAGGCAATTTCAGCCTTATTTAATTGTTCTCTTGCAGCCTGGATGCTGCTTGTATTTATTGCATTACTAGAAACCCTTTGCATTGCTTCAAAACTTGAAATAGTAATGTTTAGTGCATTAGTGATGGCTTTTAACCCTGGTGACATTCCATCATAAACTTGAATTGCGGTTCTGATTGTTGCCATGTTCTCACCTACCCTTCAAATAGATAACAGGATGGTCATTATATACAACCATCCTGTTACCTTTTCTTTCTTGTGGGCTTTTTAATCTGTTTTTCCCGCTTTTTATCTTCTTCAACTTTGATTTCTATTGCTGCAACAATAAAAGCCCTTTCTTGTCTATCAAGTGCCAAAAATTGAGAAGGAAGTATATTAAACTTGTGAAGGCAATAGTAAGCAATATTTGCTTCAAAATCACCTTCTTTTATGAGTTTTTTGCTTCATCAACCGCTTCTTCAAAGCTTACTTCAAAACCATTGACTTCTTGAATCTTAGTCAGGTAATCGGCATATTCCCCAGGTGTCAACATGGTTTTAAGCAATGTATCTGCACCCATAACCCCATAACTATCCTGAAGTTCTTTGTCATGAAGGTTTGGGAAAACAGTGCAAGCTACCGCTAACTTCCCAAGATATAAGTTATAGTCAACTTCCTGTGTATATTGATTTCTTTTACCAGGAATGGGAACCCTTTTAGTGCAGGATTTTCTTAAAGCTTCATCTTCTGTTGAAGTAATACAACGAATTTCCCAAGGAATAGGTTCCCCTTTTTCATCAACAAATCTTTTTGAAACAACATGTTTCACATTCTCAACTTTCAAGGCATTTTGTGCCAAAAATGCTGAAAGATTACTCATCCAACTTCATCCTTTCTTTATTATCTCATTCCAGGAAGCATATTAAATTTTTCAGGAATTTCAAAGTCCTCAAAGGTGAAGTCCAATGTTTCATCCAGATAATCTGCATCAGCGTCAAACTTGGCTAAAATACCACCATCAATGTTGCAGTCTTTCAAAATTACCGTTTGTCTGCCAACTGAACTGGTTGGGTCCTCATTGGTCACCTGAATATCAAAGTAAATATCTTCACCAGTGTTCTTATACCTGTAAAGCAATTCCCTGAAAATGCTGGTATTATAATGGAATGTTGCTGTTCCTGTGCCTTTCCAACCAGTGCTTTTATTACCCCTGCCTGTTTTACCCAAAATGGGAACTTCTGTTTTTTGCTTTTCAAAGGTTGCTTCCAGGTCAATTGCTTGCATGAAGTTATATCTATTATCATCAATGGTAACAAAACATTCAGCTAAAGAAGCACTGACAGCATCTTTTGCGTGCATTATCTGTGCCATACTATACAACTCCTTTCATTTTATTGAACTATAACAGTCATATACAACTGTGCCATTGCATTTACTGGATTAACATAGTCAGTTACAACAACAGCTTTTTTATAATCACCTTGTTCAACAGTTACATTATCAGGGTTAAAGTCTTGTATTGCTCTTATTTGTTCCATTTGTTGATGATGTTTCACAATGTCATTCCATAATGAAATTCTTCCTGCCTCATCATTTGGAACTTGACCTAAATATTTTGTATTAAATAAAACTGCAATGTCATTACCGATTTGGTCAAGAACTCTCATTGTTTGATTACTTGAAAAGTCAACTGATTTGTCATCTGTAAATGATACAAATGTATTTATATCATCAAGAATTCTTACTTTATCCCCAACTTTATGGAACATTAACTTTCCAGTAAGTATTCCATTTTCAAGTTCTCTTTGAGTATAATCAACATCAACTTCATATTCTCCATCATAAACCTTATTAGTTAGTGATTTATTAACTGCACATCCTGCTTCTGCACCAGTTGTCCAATAAACTAATGCTGCAACATTATCATCATTTAACACTTCATTTTCAACTGAAATAATACCTTCATAATCAGCTTCTTTCCTATAAACAACTGTTTGAAATTTAGCACCAACTTCATCTCTCATCCTCTTTGTAAACTGAACAAATAAGTCAATTATAACATCATCAGTTGTAGGACAACCCATTGTGTTAAATGAATAGGATTCTATTTTATCCAGGTATGATTGATATTTCATACCAGTAACAGATGCAGCATTTGTTCCACCAGTTAATGGTGTACTTGCAGTTTCTATTAGTACAGCATCTTTATTGAATATAACATAAGCATTATCTTTTAATTCTTTTGCAGTTTTTACAGTTTGAACATCAACCTTATAGGTATCAATTACAGTTTCAACATCAAAAGCATCATTTTCATCAGGATTAATAGAAATAATTATTTTCAAATCATTTCCCCTTATACCTGAATATCTAGCAGTTGCAAAAGTATTAGAAGCTTTTTCACCACTATTAAGTCTATAGAAATATCCAGTTTTAGCATGTTTGAAAAAATCTCTTAATGGTTTCATTTTTTCATGGGTATATGGATAACCAAATATTTCTTGGGTTTTCTTTTGGAACTCGTCATTTTCAACAGTAAAAACTTCACCATCTACACCCCAATCAAGAATTAAAGGTATTGTTGCATATCCCCTATCTGATAAAGTTGCAGTTGCTTTTGAAGCACTTACGAAGTTGATATATGAACCTGGTAAAATCTTATTTTGGATTAGAAAATTCCCACCACCAAGTGCCATATTACTTCACCTTTCCTTTCATAAATTTATCAATCAACTGTTCCACTTCTTTATGAGTGTATTTCACATTGTCTTTAAGTAAAACATTTAATAAATCCACTCTATTATAATATTTTTTACTTGAAAGTAATTGTTCTTTTGTGTGTAAAGCTTCAGTTGTCTTATCTGTCTTATCTGTCTTATTTTTGGCTGACATTAAATCACCCCTTTACATTGTTATTGACAGTCAATGTTTCCATTAGGTCTGCTTTTTCAACCTGCTTATAAACAAACATGTTATATTTCACGAAGAAATGAAGAACATCATCAACTTTTTCATAGTGCATTTCAGTTCCACGAACCAAATCACCATCCAATAGGGTTATATATTCAAGGGCATCAAATAATTTAGATGCCACATCCTGAATTTCTTGATTTCCCCCATCTTTAGAAGGAAAGTAGTGTATATCAAAAGGATGTTCCCTGAAATACCTTACCCCTATCATGAGGCTTTGGGTTGGGTTCAGAACAGCAATAAAAAAACAAGGTTCTTTTAATCCCTGCTTTACCGATTCACTATATATTCTTACCCCATCACCAAATACTTGGTTCAATTTGACTGAAATGCCATCAATCAAATCATTTACCATCAAAACATTCCCCCAAGTATTTTAATATTTTCTTTTCTAATATTTTGGGTGCTTGTGTTTCAAGTTCATTTGCTGAAATTGTTAACATAAACTTTCCTGGAACCCAACCTTTGTGGTTTCGTGTCCGGTGACCATATTCTACATAAGAAGCATAATGAACAGGGTTGATAATTTCAATTTGATACACATCGCCCACCTTTGCAACATTTAAGGAATCAACATAAGCCTTTGCCCCTGGAACTGCACCTTTCATCGCTTCTTCTTCAGTTTTAGCAGTCCATCCCCGCCTTAAAGTACCGCCAACTTTACCTGTTTCAGCAGGATATTGTCCAACAGGTGTTCTTTTAATTACTTTTGCTAATAACCTTGCTGCAAGTTCTTTTGCAGCTTCCTGACAAAAAGCATCAAAATCATCTTTTTGCAATTTATCAAGCTTTTCTTGAAGATTTTTCAGTTGCTTAAAATCACAACCACCCCATTTTCTTGGCATTATGCCCACCCCTTAAACAATTCCAGGGCAATTTCTTGATGGTTGCTATAAACGGCAGGTTCACCACTTTTTTCATAATCTGCTGTTTTTCCATTTTGCGTAACTCTTATTTTAGAACCTGCTGGAATATCAACTTCATTAGAAATAAACAGTTTTGTAACCTGAACAACTTCAGCAACATTTTGATTTTCCAATGTTTGCTTTATAGTTGCAAAAGATAGTTTACAGGGCTGGTCTGTATAAATTGGAACTTCTTCAAATTCAGTTCTTTTGGTGATTGGATTTAATTTTTCTTCCCTGATGAAAACAGAACAGGTTCCTTTCCACAACATTTGAAGTGCTTTCTTATGACCTGTCACCATTTTATACACCTGTATGCGGCAAATTTTCCTTTTCCATAATTCATCAGGTATAAAATCAATTCATCCAATCTTTCTTCAGGGGTTTTACTACCATCACCAATAGCAAAAGTTACACTTGTGTCACCTTCATGAATTTGCTTTACTGCTGCTTCTAAATCAAACCCTTCTAATTGTCCTCTTGATTTTTTATTTAGAAGAAATTCACCAACAACCATATCAACTGCTATTTCATGAAGTTCTTCAGGAATGGTATTAATGTTGCAATCAGCTTTGATGCTATTTTCAA